AAAGGCACGGGGTGGTCTATTAGTGGTGCTTTAAACGCAGCAGCTACAACATCTACTGCTTTTCAAATAAACACGGGTATAGTATCGGGTAAAACTTATAATGTTACTTATACTATATCAAACTACGTTAGCGGCTCTGTTAGAATAGAATTGGGAAGTGGCAATGTTTCTGTAGGTACAATAAGAAGTGCTAATGGAACATACACAGAGTATATAGTTGCATTAGGAGATGAAACCATATATTTTGATGGTATTGTATCTTTCACTGGCTCAATAGACAACGTATCTGTAAAAGAATATCTCGGTCAAGAAGTAGTGCCAGATAGTGGGTGCGGAAGTTGGTTGTTTGAACCGCAGAGTACCAACCTAATAACGTATTCAGAGGATTTGTCTACTTACTCAACAACAAATGTAACGGTAAGCGCAACAACGGAAAAATCCCCAATAAATTCAGTTGCCCCTTTTTTAATAACAGAAACTCCAGCATCAAACCAACACTTTATAGGCGGAAATTTTATTTCATTAAATGGAAACAATACAATATTTTGTTTTGTAAAAAACGTAAGTTTAGGAAGATATTTTAAAATATGGGGTTTTGGATTAGGTGCTCTAAATGAAGCAGTAATTTTTGACACAAATACAGAAACTATTTACGAGCCGCCAACTTCAAATGTGTATGTTGGGGGAAGTGCAAAGTTGGAAGATTATGGTAATGGTTGGTTTAGATGCTCAATAACAATAAACACAACGACAACAAACAGTTTAGCAATAGGGCTTATTAACACAGTAACGGGATTTGGCAATAATACGTATTTAGGTGATATAACAAAGTCAGTATTAATTACGGGTATTCAAGTAGAACAACAATCCTACGCAACATCTTACATACCCACATCGGGAACATCAGTAACACGTAACCAAGACTTATGCACCAATGGCGGTAGTTTAGCAAGTATAAATAGCACAGAGGGTGTTTTATATGCAGAGATAGCAGCTTTGGCTAATGGTGGTTTATCTAGATATATTGCATTGTCTAATGGAAGTAACAACGAAAGAGTGCAAATAATATATAGTTCAACCGCAAATTATATTGTGATGAATGTAGTTTCATCTAATAGTGTACAAGCACAATTTACGGTAACAGTACCACAAACCCAATACAATAAATTAGCTATTTCATATAAAGCTAATGATGTATCATTTTGGTTAAATGGGATTAAAGTACATACAGATACAAATGCAACTATGCCCATAGGGTTGAATGTTTTAGAATTTCAAAGACCAAATAACACGTCTTCTTTCTTCGGAAAAACAAAAGCACTTGCAGTTTGGAAAGAGGCTTTAAGCGACCAAGAACTTGCTGACCTTACTTACCCAACACCAACTGATCCTACGTTTGCTTTAGACTTTGATACGATAGCAACTGATTTCACATTTGCTAGAGGCTCTGAGGCTACATACGTAGATGCTCAAGGGTTAATAAAAAGTACTAATGAGATAGGCGAGGAATTGGTGGTAAATGGAGATTTTAGTGATGGCAGTACGGGTTGGACTTTAGGTGTAGGACATACTGTTTCGGGGAGTAAACTAAATATAAATGGAGCGAGTTTTACGTATCAACCTGTACAACAAACTGTTTCAAGTAGATATAGACTATCTTTCAGCGTTTCTAATTATGTTAGTGGAACTATAAGAGTTTATACGGGTTCAGGTACATCATCCGTTAGGATAGATGCATCTTCTGATGGAAATTTTGAATTAGATTATATTGCTAATGGCAATACTGTTTATGTCCAACCAACGGGAGGTATATTCATAGGCTCAATAGACAACGTATCTATAAAGGAAGTAATAACTGCAACTAACACTCCTAGATTAGATTACTCAACGGGAGCAGAGGCATTTTTACTAGAACCGCAGAGTACGAATTTGGTTCCTTATTCTGAGGATTTTACGCAGTGGAATGGTAATAGTATAGTTTTAACAAGTGGCTTTACTTCCCCTGATGGAACAAGTGGGGCTACCTTGTTGTCAGGAAATGGAGTAAGCTCATTCGCTAACATTAATCGGAGTCTGTCAGCTTCAGGAGATGTATCTTATAGTCTTTTCGTAAAGAAAGAACTTTCTGATACAATATCATTGAGGGTGCAAGGTACAGATATTGGTGGAGCTGGATTTGTTAATGCAGTATATACTTATACATTCTCAACAAACAGCTTTGTCTCTGCATCTTCAGGAGTTGCGGAATCCTTTTCAGCTCAACCGCTTGTTGATGGCTGGGTTAGATTGGAACTTAATTTTACATCTACAACAATAACGGCTTGTAGGATATACTCTGCATACAATTCAACTAGCGCTCAAGGTGTTTACATTTGGGGCGCACAATTAGAACAGCAATCCTATGCAACTTCGTATATCCCAACATCGGGAACTACGGTTACACGTAACCAAGAAACGTGTATAAACGCAACACCAGAAATAAACAGTGAGGAAGGGGTATTGTATGTAGAGATAAATGCAGAAAATGTTTACTCTAATTCAAGGTATATTGCTTTGTCAAATGGAACAACAAGTAATAGGGTTATTATAGGAATTTCATCAAACTCAACAGGAACAATCACTTGTTTTGTTAGTAGTGGTGGCTCTACTGTAGCTATCTTGTCCTCTACCGCAGATATTACAGATTTTAATAAAGTAGCTTTACGATATAGAAAAAACAATTTTAGTTTATTTTTAAATGGGGTTAAGGCTTCTACGGATACATCAGGGTTACCCCCGGTAGAACTTAATCGGCTTGCGTATGGTAACGGTGTTCCAAATGCAACGCCTTTCTATGGTAGCACCAAAGACATACAAGTTTACACAAAAGCACTATCAGATGCGGAACTAATAAAATTAACAACATGATGCAAATTTATAAGACTGTATTTGATACAGAACAACAAGGTAAAGACATCCTAATATCCAAAGGGGTATGGGAAGAGGTAACCGAAGAGGGTGTAACAACCATGCAGTTTACAAACGGAACAGCAGCAGTAGTAAACATTGGTAAGGTGGTTGAGACACCAGGAACTTACGGTCCTGATGGTCACGAGATAACACCACCAGTTTATTACCCAGGGTGGGCGTATGATGTAATGTCTAGCGACCTACTTGATTTCGGAACATACGAAGTGTTCCCAGGGGATGCAGCAGCACATAGTTTTATGGGTTGGCCAAGAGGTGCAGAAGTACCTCCGGAGCCTATAGATTAAAAAAATAGGTAGTTTTTCAAAAAAGCGTGTGATTATATAATAAAATCAAATCTTATGAAAAATTTATTTATTACACTATGTTTAGTTTTAACGTCATTAACATTAACAGCTCAAGAAGCATTTAACGGGATATGGAAAACTGAAGGAAGCAATTACTTAAAAACAATACTTGCGTCAGATTACGCGGTACTACAATGTTTTAATACCTCTTTTGAAGAATACGATGTTATAACCGAAGAAATATTTGATGAGGGAGTAACAAGTTTTATAACAAAGCTACATAACCCAGACAACGGGTACAGAGTAACAATAGAATACACACTTATAACCAGGGATTCAATTTCTACAAAATACACAGGCGACGTTCGCGGAACTTACGCTTTAACACGATTATACTAAAACAAAAATTATGGCATACAAACAAGAATTTGGAAGAGCACCGGTTACCAATAAAATGGTAGATGAAATTACAGGTGGATATCAAAACGGAGGAGACAAAAAGAAAAAGAAAAAAGTTAAATCCTTTGATACTGAAACAAAGGAAACATCTAGTATAGATGTGGTTTCGGGTTCTCCCGCGGACAAGTTGTCAAAGCAAGTTGGCAACGCAATAGATTTTGGGTCACAAAGCCAATCTACTAGCGGTAAAAAAGGAAACCTTACGAGCGGAACTAACGCTAACACAATGGCTAGTGCTTCTACTTACGGCAATCTTCCTAAAGGATTCAAAGGTAGAGCTTTTGACAAAAGCAATAAAATAGTTGACTTTTCAAATAGTAATCAAGACAAAAGAAGAGGCGAAAAATTTAGAGTTTATAAATAAACAATTAACAATTAAATTAAATCAAATGAGCAAAGTAAAAGAAATGGAGGTAACTCCAAAAGCAATCACCAAAGAAGAATTAGAAAGAGTAACAGAGCTTCAAACGGAGCTGCAATCTTATCTAGCCAACATTGGTGTACTAGAGGTACAGAAAGCTAAAGCTATTTACCAAGTCAACATGCTTGAAAAAGGCATGGATGAGATGAAAAAAAGTATTGAGGAAAACTATGGACCAATCAATATAAATCTCACTGACGGAACTTACGAAGAAATTAAAGAGTAAGTTATGGATAGTATTATAAGAAAGATTAGTATCGGGGCTGACTATAAAAACGAAGCAATGCATTACTCTGTTAAACAGACAGTTTACGGCGGTCACGAAATCTCTCACATACTATTTGAAGAGTCTGATAATTCTTATAATATATTTATAAAAAAAGTAGACGAGATAATGCCATGGAAGAAATTTAATTCAAACATGGCAATATCCGTTGAATATGACTTAGAATATTAATGCGGAGTGTATATGACTTTATCATAAAGCCGGTAGGCAAAAGGTATGATAACGAGGTAAAGGTTGGAGAGCATACCCTTATAACAAATAGCTCTATAGAAAGCTTTAAGCATGTTAACAATATTGCTGAGGTAGTTGAAACACCAGTTGCATTTGCAACTCCTATAAGAAAAGGTGATTTAATTATGGTACACCACAATGTGTTCAGGGTATTTTACGACATGAAAGGAATCAAAAAGAACAGTAGGTCTTTCTTAAAAGACGACTTATTTTTTTGTGCGGTTGATCAAGTGTATTTGTATAAAAGAAAAAATACTTGGAAATCATTCGGAGATAGATGCTTTGTTGCGCCTGTCAAGAATAAAGACCTTTTAAGCACAGATAAAGTAGCTGATCTTATTGGTATACTTAAAATAGGTAATAGCTCCTTAGAGGAGTCTGGAATCAATCCAGGAGACATAGTTGGGTTCACACCAAATAGCGAATGGGAATTTGTTGTAGACAATCAGATTATGTATTGTATGAAATCAAATGATATTGTTATAAAGTATGGACTCGATAGAAACGAAGAAGAATATAATAGCCGCTGGGCGACTAGCGATTGAAGAATTAGTAAAGGTAGCAAAAGAAAAGATCGTTGACTCAGAAGAGGATATCTCAGCTGACAGACTTAAAAATGCTGCCGCTACTAAAAAGTTATGTATATTTGACGCCTTTGAAATTCTTACAAGAATTCAGGAGGAGGAAAGTATGATAAACGAATCGTCAAGTGCTTCAACTAAACCTGCTTTTAAAGGGTTTGCAGAATCGAGATCTAAATAATGGCATATCAACAGGAATTATACCGGATAGCCAAAGACTACGTTAAGCCGCAAGCAATTAAGAAAAAGAATCGCTACGCTAAATGGGAGTATGGTTACGACAAAGAATACGATCTTGTTGTAATAAGTAGAACAGGTAAGATAGGAGATATATATGTTATTGGTGATTTACATATTGCATTACCTTTGCTAGAGGATAAACTCAGTAAGGGAATTAATAAGTGGGCGCCAAAAGAATACCCAAAAGAATTAAGTAAAATCAAAAGCGAAGCGGATTGGGAAAAGTATCCGACTGCATTTAAAGAGAAGTGGTATGGATATATTGACACAGAGTTTAACAGGCGCGAAGAAGGTTTTTGGTTTATTAACAAAGACAAGCCTACTTATATTACTGGTACTCATTACATGTACCTGCAGTGGTCCAAGATTGACGTTGGGCACCCAGACTTTAGAGAATCAAACAGATTGTTCTATCTTTTTTGGGAAGCTTGCAAAGCAGACAGACGAAGCTATGGCATGTGCTACCTTAAGAACAGAAGATCGGGCTTTTCTTTCATGGCCTCAGGAGAGACCGTTAACCAAGGCACAATATCTACGGATGCTAGATTTGGCATACTGTCCAAGTCTGGACCCGATGCAAAGAAGATGTTTACAGACAAAGTTGTTCCGATATCGGTTAACTATCCATTCTTCTTTAAACCAATACAGGACGGAATGGACCGCCCGAAAACAGAGCTTGCGTACAGAGTACCAGCCTCAAAGCTTACAAGGAGGAAACTCGATTCAAACGAGAAACTCCAGGAAATTACAGGTCTCGACACAACGATCGACTGGAAAAACACCGGGGACAACTCTTACGATGGAGAAAAACTAAAGCTATTAGTACACGACGAAAGCGGTAAGTGGGAAAGGCCTACTAACATACTTAACAACTGGCGAGTTACAAAAACTTGTTTAAGATTAGGTAGTCGCATTATCGGTAAGTGTATGATGGGCTCAACCTCAAATGCATTAGACAAGGGAGGTAAAAACTTTAAAAAATTATATAACGATTCAGACGTTACAAAAAGAAATAAGAATGGGCAAACAAAAAGCGGATTGTATAAGCTTTTTATACCGATGGAGTGGAACTATGAAGGATTCATTGATGAACACGGTTGGCCGGTTTTTGACGTACCTAAGAAAGATATTCTTGGTCCTCAAGGTGACATTATTGATGAGGGCGTCATTGATCATTGGGAAAATGAAGTTGAAGGATTAAAAGACGATCCGGACGCGTTAAACGAATACTATCGTCAATTCCCAAGAACAGAACAACACGCTTTTAGAGATGAG